CTGGTAAAATTGCCAAATATCCTTGATCTTCAATCCGAACTTATCATGAGCCCAAACTGTAGCTTTCTTCATTGCTTTTTTCAGCTTTGAAACATCGCCATAGATTGTGAAATCATCCGCATAACACACAACCGCATAGACAAGCCTGTTCCGCTTTCCTCTACGAATCTGCGCCTGTTCATAGAGAAATCTCAGCACATGCGACATCACATAATTGAACAGCCATGCCGGAAGATATCCTCCGATGCAAAGGTGATTCCCGGGATAGTTACTCATGAGAGATTCCAGGAATTGTAGCAGCACTTTATTTTTGCCTATGTCTCTTTCTAACATTTTCATGACTATCACAACAGTTACCGACGGATACGCTTTTGTCACGTCTCCTTTTACGGCGGTAACCTTTTTGTGAAATTTCTTCCGGAGAAGACGTTCAATTTTACGTTTTCCGGCTACTCCTCCCTTTCCAGGAACACTTCCATATTGCACTGGTAGTATCTTCGCTCTGAAAAGTGGCTGTAGTGCATGAACTCCGATATATTCAAACACCTGCTGTTCCGGCGATTCCTGGCAAATGTTCCGGAGCTTCTGAGTCAAACCGTCTACTCTCTGGAACTGTCGGATTGGCTTTAATTGTAAATCTCGGTTGATTATCCGTTTTGTCAGCATTTTTGTAACTTCTATTTCGGCTTGCATGGTTCTTGTGAAATCATTATTCAAGCGATCTTCCGCGAGCTCACGTTTTGTAATGCTTCCGGTCTTACACAAAAGACGCTGAAAATCACTTCTACCTCTTTTGTTTCGAAAGCAATCTACCACAGCAGCCACATTAAACTCCCAATCCTCAATATTAACTGCTGAGGGTTTACAATATGTCTTCAAAAATCAACCTCCCTAATATTCATCTGGTTACTTCCGTGACTTTCCCGTATTGGTACTAGCCTCGTTGGTTTCAAGTTATTTTCGCACATAAGCGAGGATTGTACGATGCAATGATTTTTAAATACTCTTTTCAAAATTGTACCAGGTGCTCCGTGGGAACCGTTCCAGTTCGTATTACCGACGCCATTGTTCGAATTGCGACACGCCAACCCGGCATTGCTACCGTTGTTCAAGTTGCCCCACACCCAAGCAGCGCGGACACCAGACGCTACCGGATAGCAGTTGAAGCCAGCTCCCAGACATCGCACAACCCTAAATTATTTTATTTGCAAATAAGATAATAGTTAACCAAAGCGAAAAGGGGCTTACTGCCCCTCTTGCTCTGCAATTCACCCCGTTTTTACCCCTCAAGACCAGGTGCTCCGAGGGAACCGCCCCAGTACGGATTACCGACGCCATTGTACGAAATGCGACACGCCAACCCGGCAATGCTACCGTAGCTCACGGAGCCCCACACCCAAGCAGCGCGGACACCAGACGCTACCGGATAGCAGTAGAAGCCAGCTCCCACTCCAACGCCGCTACCGCTTGCGTCAGTAGTCTCCGGCCAGAGAACATCATCATCAATAATATTGTCTCCTATGTATTTCCACGCGTTACCTGTTCCGGCTGGATATACAAGATGCGCTCCGGCAATCTGCTCGTAATTCTCATTAATGGCAGAACCGACTTTGGATTGATCGCGGCATTTAAAACAATCAAAATTATAGTTTCCGTCTACATCTGTACTCCACTTCCATAACTCATCTGACACGATCAGATACGAACCATTCATGAACTCTATGCCCTGAATCATTCCAGTCTCTTTTCCTGATTTTGGATTGTAACGGCTGCCGTCTCTACCGAGTACATTATCATTCCAGCCGGAATAATACGGCATTACGGAAATATATGTACTGTCGGCAGTGACATTAAATGTTGTACCACCATTGTCAATATAAACAGCAGAATATACAGTACCGCTCACTTCGACATCTTCAATCTTTGTAATCAGTTTGTTAGATACAATAGAAGAATTGTAAGCACTTGTTCCAATCGCTACCGAGCAACCGACATAGAGGTTCGTCGCATTGCTTTTCGCAATGATAATTCTTTGTACATTCTCTTCTGCCACAGTTGCCGGATAATACTTGTAAAAGTCGACACAGCCTGTAATAGTACCGGAGTTTCCTTTTTTCCCATACTTCAACCGCATCATAGCATCAAGGAACTTCACAAGCGATCCGGACGCGCCGGAATATTGCGGACCTCTCGCTCTCCATTTCGTTACTCCGGTCGAATGGCTTGTATTATTTACCGGAGCCAAGCCAGTTCCACAGGTGATTTTTCCGTCAGAACCGATACCGGCGTAATACTTCGGATGTGCGATATATTCGTGTACTTTTTCGGTCCGGTCAGTACCTTCCGGCCAGCGTTTATATCCTTCTTCCGGTGTGCACTTCATTTTCAGATATTTATATTCGCTATCCTGCCATTCACGTTTATACGTGTTTTTCTGAAGCATCCAGCAAAGATGCTCACCGGACCTTACATCAGATATGTCATCAATATGCTCCACATAAAAAATTTCATGAGAACCATCAGCATTCTTCTCAGCGGATACTTCTAGACACCAGAACTGAGGTAAGTGTGCGAATGGATCGTTTCCGTCGGTGGTCTCTGTAGATGGTGTACACACCAATCCGGCAGAATCATCTGTAAGCTCTCCAATCATGCTCGTACTCTTGGTGTAGAGTGGCTGCTTCTCGCCGTGCACTCTACTGTCATTCAGCACTGTACCGAACCACCGTTCCAGCATTTCTGACTTGGAGTATGATGAATCATACTGGTAATTCCACCATTCCTTAAACAGTTCGTCTACTTCTTTCTTGCTGGTCGCCTGTAAAACTCTAGCGTTATAAATCTTGTCTATTGCTGATTTAATTTTATCGCCTGTAGCCTTAGCGTCTGCAGCCATATTTGTTTTTGTAAGCGTATCGTCAATTGTAACTGGATTTTCTTCCATGTATTTTCTTACAACATCTTCAATGCTACCTTCCAGATTTTTCGCTTCCTTTAACGCTTTCATTGCGATAGCTAATTCCATACTCATTAATTCCACGCTCCCCATTGTCCATTATTTCCCATGACGCACATA